ACCCAAAATGGAGTAAGTCAAATTCTTGAACTTACGGTATATGTTCAACCGGTTTTAACTGGAGGGGATACTACCACATCAATATACGTAACGATGCTTTGCCGTAGACCACAACATTTACTTTCATCGACATGACCGTCAACGTAACCAAACTACCAGTCTGCAAAATCCATCAATCCGCAGGCGATATGCTGCGAGAACAAGCGCAACTAGCAGACGAAAACCCAGATCAATTCGCGACGTGCATAGTGCTTCGTGCGCGCCCCGGAATGCTCTGCGATTGGGCGGTTTTTGGAGATACGACATGCACACAGGTTATCGGATTTATCGAAGTTGCGAAGCATGAGATGCTGAAGGAAATGACTTAGAAATAGTTGGTTTTCGCATAATTAAACAAAATAGTTGCGAGTTATTACATTCAAGCACTATAATCACGTCAGCAGAGTTTTACCGCCTTTTGTCTGAATCGGTTGAGTTGGTAACGGTCACCTGACTTTAGCTGATTCTTGCCACGCGCAGGCCAGACAAAAGGCGATAGAGTTTTGAATTAGAGTTGTACCGTAACGCCGGGATGGCGTCACGAAGCCCGAAAGGGTTCCGATTGTTCCGCAATGGGCCATGGACACGAATTTGAATCATCCGAGTTTGAAGTCGAGAGCCGCATCCTGGTAACGGGATAGCGGCTTTTTGTTTTTCCACTTACCGGCTAGTTTCAACCGGGATTTGATTAATCTGGCAGCGACCTTGGCAAGTCGTTCGAACTGTTAATCAACTAGGGGCCAATCATGAGTGCATCAAATGTTGATACCGCATCTGCGGTGGTTGATGGCGGTCAATCGACCGAGCTTCAAACGCCTGAAGTAGCGGCAGTAGTAGAACCCGTAGTCGTAGTTGAAACGCCTGCGCCAACGCCCGATCAAGCAGCGGAAACGAAGCACAATCAGCGGTTCAGCGAGATTACCAAGGCTCAAAAACTTGCAGAGCAACGCGCTATTGAGTCACAGCAACGACTTGATCGCGCCTTGGAAATAATTGAACGAGTAACGCCGAAACCGGCTCCTGTGGTGGAAGTTGTTGAAACCATTCAGGAACCGAAAGAACCGGAATTCGAGACTCCCGAACAGTATCAACGGGATATGGCGACATACACCAAAGCACTGGTGCAGCACAACTCGAAGATCGAAGCAAAGGCACTACTCGAACGAACAGAGCAGGAACGGCAGCAGATGGCAATGCAGGCGCAGCAACAGCGCTTGCGGTCGGATTTTCAAACAAGGCGCGAAGCGGCTATTCAGGAGATGCCTGATTACGTCGAAGTCGCAGAGGCAAGAGATTTGCCCATTACCGAAACTATGGCGAATGCCATGGCGATGGACACGATGGGGACAAAAATCGCTTACCACCTTGGGAAAAACCCGGCAGAAGCCCAGCGCATTGCCGCACTGCCGCCAGGGATGCAAGTTTTTGAGCTTGGGGTTATGAAAGCGCAACTGATGGCCGCAAAGCCGCCAGTGCAAAAAAGCAATGCCCCTGCCCCGATCAAACCATTATCGGGCGGTTCTGGAGCGGTGACGAAACATGTCAACGAAATGACCATGGCTGAATACGCAGCACACAGGGGATCAAAAAAATAGGCGAAATATTGGTTGTTCGCCGGTTTAGGAGTTCTCGAAAATGAGCAATAATACCGATCTAACGCCGAGTCTGATCTCGAAAGAGACCCTCTTGATGTTGGCGAACAACACCGTAGCGGCTGGTAAGGTGAACCGTAAGTTTGAGAATCAGTTCGTAAAGATTGGTTCGACACTCACGATTCGCAAACCGAACCGCTTCAAAGTCACTTCCGGCCCCGGCTTGGCTATCCAAGATATCACCGAGCCGTCAACCAGCATCACGATTTCCAATCAAAAGCACGTTGATTTCCAGTTCTCACAGCAGGAATTGACGCTTGTTATTGAGGAATTCAGCGAACGTTATCTGAAGCCAGCCGCCGAAGAATTGGCGAACCAGTTGGATTTCGACCTGATTACCAATTTCCAATCTGTATCGAACATCGTCGGCACTCCCGGCACGATTCCAGCGAACTTCGCAGCACTCGCAGCAGTCGGTCAGCGCATGGACGAAAATGCAGCGCCTCAAGAGCGTTGCTTGATCCTGAATCCTGCGGCCTACTGGTCGATGGCGTCAGGTTTGAGCGGGTTGTACGTGCAGGCAGTCGCACAGCCAGCATTGAAGGGCTATCTCGCCAACATTGCCAACTTCGAAATATACCAAGATCAGAACGTCCAAAACCAGACAGTCGGTGCTTATGCCGGTTCTGGCGTTACGAACGGTGCTGGTCAAACCGGATCGAGTTTGGTAACGAACGGATGGACAGCGAGCATCACAGGATTGTTGAACGTTGGCGACGTGTTCACCATTGCTGGTGTTTTCAACGTCAACCCGAAAAACCGTCAATCTACCGGAACGCTGAAGAATTTCACGTTATCGGCAACGGCAAGCTCGGACAGCGGCGGCAATGCGACGTTGCAAATCATCCCAGCAATCGTTACTACTGGTGCCTATCAGAACGTGTCGAACGCTCCAGCATCCGGCGCTGCTCTCGTGGTCAAGACCGGCACAGCAAGCACAACCTATGCGAATAACATCGGCTTTGTGCGTGACACCTTCGGCCTCGTCACCGTGCCAATGAACGTACCTGCTAACCAAGTATTCGGCGCGAGCGAAGAGTACAAGGGGCTGTCGCTGCGTATCTTGCGTGCGTACGACATCCAAAACGATGTTGAGCCATGCCGTGTTGATTTGCTCTATGGCACAACTACTTTTTACGAGGAAACCGGATGCCGGTTGACTAACTAATCGACCGATAACCTATTTCCTCAGGAGAAAATATCATGACATTTCAACAAAAAGCAGCCAAGCAACTATCTGACGGTAATAGTCAAGGTACGGTGCTAGGCACAAGCGCGACTGACTTGGTATCGCTCTACGGGCAAACGCCTGTTGCGCAAGCCAATGTTGGCCCCGCGAATCTTATCGCTGGTACGATGTTCGACACTGGTTTGCTGACAAAATATCAGTTGACCAATGCCACGGTAGCAGTTGGCGCGACAACCTCCGCAGAGGTCACTACAACCGTTTGTACGGGGTTGCTGACCACTGACGTGGTGGCGGTCAACAAACCGACTCAGACAGGCGGTATCGGCGTTGCGAGCTATCGTGTATCGGCAGCGAACAAGATCGGCATCGGTTACATCAATGCCAGTTCCGGCAGTGTGACGACTTCGGCAGAAACCTATGACGTTATCGGGATTAGTTCGAACTTCACTGTCACGACTGCTCTGACTCCAGGGGTCTGCGCTGCCACAACCACTACGGAACAGTTTTTCTCCGTGCCCGGTGCCACTATGGGGTCTTTCCCAATCGTCAACAAGCCGACTTTGCAGGCTGGTTTGGCAATTGGTAACTGCCGCGTGTCTGCCCCCGGTCAGGTGGCTATCACATTTGCAAACGTAAGTTCCGGTGCGATCACTCCGACCGCTGCGGAAACCTACTCATTTGCCTTTGTGCCGACATTGGCCCCTGCTGGCGCGGCTTTGGTGTACAACATGCAACAAGCATCCACCGCTGTCGCTGCTTCTAGTACCGCTGAAGCGACCACGGCAATTACTGGCCTGTTGGCAACCGATGTAATTAGTGGTGTTTCCAAGCCGAGTTATCAGGCTGGTTTGGGCGCTGTAAGCTATCGGGTTTCCTCTGCTGGTAACGTGGCAATCGACCTGATGAACGTCAGTTCGGCAGTGACCAGCACAGCGGAAACATACGCAATATCAGTATTGCGCACCAACGCCAAAGCGCCGCTTGTAGTGACTACAGCAACGATCACATCGACCACTGCGGTAGCGTCTAGCACTTCGGCAGAGCAAACATTTACCGTCAATCTATTGGCAAGTGCGTCGACTTCGGCCCTCGTGTCGAAACCGTCGCATACGCCTGGTTTGATCGTGACCGGCGCTCGCGTCTCAGCAGCCTCGACCGTGGCAATCACTTACATGAACATCAGCGGGGCATCGATTACGCCGCCGTCTGAAGTTTATACCGTGGCTTATGTGCCCTTGGTTGGACCCGGCGCAATCGCAACAACCGGCACGTCCCAATCGATTCAGGTCGGCGTGAATGCGCTGACCAGTTCGGTAAAAGACTTGCGTGGCATCTTGCTGAATTTGGGCATGAACGGCGCAACGTAATAGAACGTGATGGGTTTGGCGGGGCTTCGGCCTCGCCTTTTTTCGAAGTGCAATGGAGATTGAATAATGGACAACGTAATTGAAGTACAAGCCGAGGATGCAAAGATTCCTCAAACCGTGCCGGAATTAGGCGCGCACCAACGGGCTAAACGTCGCGAGAAGCAGACAGACATGCCGAAACTCAAGCTGATGATCGCAACTCCCTTCTACATGCAAACCGCATTCGCTCGGTATTGTGACAGCCTGATTGCTATTGGCCGTGCACTGGATGCCGCTGGCGTGTTGTGGGAAAAGCATTTCATCATGGGCGACAGCTATATAGACCGAGTGAAGAACAGCATCGTTGCCGACTTCCTAGAATCTGACTGCACCGACCTTCTGATGATCGATTCGGATATGTCATGGCAACCTGACGCCGTGGTGCGCATGCTCAAGCACCCTCAGTCAATCGTTGGCGGGTTCTTCCCGATGAAAGGTGCTTACGGTACGTTTGCCGGTGCCTTGCTTCCCGGTGAAGATGGCATGATCCCAGACCTGAAGACCTGCGTTGAACTGTGGGACGGCTCCTGCCTGTTCAAAGCCCATTTGCTACCGGGCGGCTTCCTGCGCCTGAAGCGTGACGTTCTGGAGCGCTTTGCAGACCACTACAGCGAGAACGTGTATATCGACCAACTCGCCAATCAATCGAAACCTGACCGCGTTTATACGGCGTTTTTCGAGTGCCTGCGCCACAACTATGTGCGTTACGGCGAAGACGCCACATTTTGCCGCCTGATGCGCGAGATGGGCGAGGATATCTGGGTTGACCCAAACCTGAGTTTCGGCCATACAGGCATGAAGACCTACGAGGGGAATTTTAACGATACCCTTCTCAAGCCAAAGGAAGAACTGGACAAGATCATCGCCGAGCGCCAAGCGTTCGCAGATTCCGTGAAGGTCTATCAAGTTGAACAACCTGCGGAGGTTGTCAATGAGGCTGCTTAATGTAGGTGGAGGAAACAAGCGCATCCCAATCCCCGCGCATTTCGCTGGATGGGAACACCAGATGTTAGACATTGACCCGAACTCTGGCGCTGACGTGGTTTGCAGCGCGACTGAGATCAAGGAGCGTCTAGCAGATAAGGGTTATGACGCGGTGTATTGCTCGCACAATCTTGAGCATTACCACAGACACGACTTGCCCAAGGTTTTGGATGGATTCAAATACATCCTGACCGATGA